TTATGACCAATGAAGAACGCTTAATAAAAGTTTACCAACAGGCGCAACAAACCCTTATTAACCTTATCGCCTACAAAGAGGCTAGAGGGAATGTAACTTGGTATCAAGAGACGCTCTTGAAACAGGTTCGACAGGTGCTAATGGAGTTAAACACCTATTCCGCTACGTGGGCAAGGGACGCTATTAACGAGGCATACGGTATGGGCGCACAGGAGGCGTTCTCAGCCCTCCTAAGTATGGGTGTGAGTGTTAATACTCCTGAGACATTTGCGAGGCTGAATGAGCGTGTAATCGCGTTGCTAGTGGCTAATACTCAATCGATGTTGTTCAGCGGCGTTTCATTCGTGGGTAGACAGATTGAGGATTCAGTCAGACAAGCTGGATTAGAAGAAGCGCAACAGAAGTTCGCCACAGGTTCGACGGTGCGCGAAATGAAGCGAAACCTTGTGCAAAAGCTCGTGGATCAAGGCTTAAACGGTATTCGCGATAAGCGTGGCAGAATGATTTCTCTTGATGCTTACGCGGCTACTGTTGCGCGGTCTACCACACGAGAAGCGACAAACACCGGAACCATGAACCAACTCACGAATAACGGCTATGATTTGGTTAGGATGAGTTCACACGCTACCACGTGCGCTATATGCGCGGTGTACCAAGGAAGGGTGTATTCGATAAGTGGTAATGATTCGCGCTATCCTGCTTTATCTATCGCTTTCCGCAACGGATATGCTAACATACATCCAAACTGTCGGCATGTTATCGCCCCATATATTCCTGCCCTTGCTGATAATTTCGAGGGCGATAGAGATTTTAGCAATCGTTCATTTGATATTGATGGTCGCAGCAAAACAGCAATTGAACGCTACAACAAAGACCAAGCAGACAAGCGGAGACTCCGATTAGATAGGCAACAATGGGAGCGGTACAAACTCGCACTAGGCGCAGACGCACCAAAGACGCTATCAGGCTTTAGGCGCATGAAAGAATCGAACTCGCAACGGTGGATTGACTTGCAAAGTGACTATAGGGAGTTTTCGCGACAATGACACGGTTAACGGTCTTACAAACCATTAGCGAGGTTATAGATACCAAGTGTAAAGGATGCCCTAACCGACCCGATAGAACATCCAGCGAGTATAGCGCAAAAGATAGGCATTGTTTACAAGTTTGTCCGGTTGGTAAGCAATTGCAGGAACTTGGTACAATGCTAATCATCAAGCGCAAAGAGCAGCCTAAAAAGGTTGTTGGTGTTAGTTGGATCGGAGCTAAAAAGAAATGGCGGGTTACTGTTAAAGGTAAGTTCGTTGGTTACTTTGCAACCGAGCAAGAAGCAATCAAACAACTTCAAACGATGGGCCACGGATGAGAGTTCCGCTGGCCCTTTTATATTGCCCTTGTGCGGGTTAAGCACAATCCTTCGGGCGGTGGGTAACGCCTTAAAAAAACTAAAAGGATGAGTGAAACGATATGGACTTGAAAGAACTGTTAGGCGACTTATACACACCTGAGATAGCCGCAAAAGTAGGGGATAAAAAGATTGCTGTTGTTAGTGATGGTTCTTGGTTTCCTAAAGCAAAGTTCGATTCGGTTAACGACGAAAACAAGCAGCTAAAAGAAACGATCAAGACGCACGAAACGCAGCTAGAGACGCTTAAAACTCAGGCGGCAGGAAATGAAGCGTTGCAGAAGCAGATTGCCGACTTACAGGCGGCTAATACAGCGGCTACGGCTGATTTGCAAAAGAAGCTTGAACAACAGGCTTTCGACTTTGCGCTAGAAAAGGCACTCGACAAAGCGAAGGCGAAGAACCCGAAAGCGGTCAAAGCTCTGCTATCCGTTGACAAGGTTAAGATTGACGGTGAAAACCTCATCGGTCTGACGGAGCAACTAGACGCGCTGAAAAAGTCGGACGCTTACCTATTCGGGGAAGAAGAACAGGGCGGCGGCGGTGGGTTCAATCCTCCCGGTGGTGCTGGTGGCATGAAAAACCCTTACGACAGAGCAGCGGGAACCTTTAACCTGACCGAACAAGCAAGACTCGAACGTGATAACCCAACCTTAGCCGCTCAACTAGCGGCAGCGGCGGGTTATAAACTCTAATACAAAAAGGAGGTCTTTAGCCAATGGCAAAGACACAAATCAGTGATGTAATTGTTCCTTCTAAATTTAATCCTTATGTAATTCAGCGCACAGCGGAACTGTCCGCACTCGTACAATCCGGTATTATTTCCAACGATCCACAATTGGACGCACTCGCTATGGGTGGCGGCAAGTACATTAACATGCCGTTTTGGAATGACCTGTCCGGTGCTTCCGAAGTTCTGAGCGATTCCGGCGCATTGACTCCTGCGAAAATCACTGCTGACCAAGACGTGGCGGTGTTGAACCTTCGCGGTAAAGCATGGAGCACAAACGACTTGGCTCACGTATTGGCGGGTTCCGATCCTATGGCGGCTATTGGTGACTTGGTTGCTGACTATTGGGCGCGTGACCGTCAATCCATGCTGAAATCCATCTTGTCCGGCGTATTCGGAGCGGCTTCCATGAGCGGCAACGTTCACGACATTTCCGGCGAATCCGGTGCTGCTGGCGTTATCAGCGGAACAACGGTTCTCGACGCTAAACAGTTGATGGGTGACAGCGCGGATAAACTAACTGCTATCGCCATGCACTCGGCTGTATTCACTAAGCTGCAACAAGATAACCTCATCGAGTTCATCCCACAAGCTGAGGGTAAGGTGAAAATTCCAACATACCTCGGCTACCGTGTTATTGTGGATGACGGTTTGACACCTTCGACGGGCGTTTATACAACTTACTTGTTTGGTCAAGGTGCTATTGGCCTTGGTAATGGCATGGCTAAGAACGCTACCGAGACAGACCGCGACATTCTCGCAGGGGATGACATCTTGGTTAACCGTCAAGCGTTCATTCTTCACCCTCGCGGCGTTAAATTCACAGGTTCCTCGGTTGCGGGTGCTGCTCCAACTAATGCAGAACTGGCTACTGCCGCTAACTGGACTCGCGTATATGAAAACAAAAACGTTCGTATCGTGAAGTTCGTTCACCTTATCGCACCATCGGCTTAATATTAATTATTCCTAGACGCTTGTAGAGGGGTTTACAGCCCCTCTCAGGCGTTTTTATGTTTGGAGGTGTAAAGTATGGGCGCTACAGCTTTCCAACGTCTACGCCGTGAACAAGCGGCTAGAGAGGCACAAGAAAAGCAGCAAGAGCAAACGGCACAAGCAAACGATGCTGAAATCATCGAAAAGGCTCTGCGGGACAAGGCGAAATCTCTAGGGATTAAGTCTTGGCACGTTAAGAGCATCGAAACACTCGAAAAGGAAATCGCAGAAAAAGAGGGGGCATAACCATGTCTCTTACTGTTGGCACAGACAGCTATATAAGCGTTGCGGACGCTGACCTATATTTCTCCGGTGTCCTTTATCCTGAGCCGTGGACAACTACGGATGCTGCGACAAAGGAAAAGGCGTTGCGGTTAGCGACAAGGCGAATTGATTCGCTGATGATTCGCGGCGTTAAAGCCGATCCCGAACAAACGCTAGAGTTCCCACGTGCTTTATACTCACATTCCACAACGTATCAAAACACCTATTTAGACAATCCGTTATCTAATCATTCCATTCGGCGTTTGCCGGGATGGGTTGCGGAAACGGAAGTGGATAACGCGGTGTTGAACGCTGTGTGCGAGGAAGCCTTGGCACTCATCAAGAACGGCTCAGAGGCGAATAAGCGCGAGGAATTGCAGCGGCAAGGGGTAACAACCTTCTCGCTTGGAAACCTCTCAGAAACGTTCTCAGGCGGTTCTACACGCTCATTTAAACTGTTATCCTCTACGGCTATGCAACTAATGAGCAAGTACACTAACGGTGGCGCGGTGATTGTATGATTAGCGCATACATGAACCAAACAGCCGTATGGAAGCGGAAAACGGGCGTTAACGAGTACAACGAACAATCATTCGCCGCTGATGAAACGATATATTGCCGGATCGAGTACAAAGGGCGCATGGTTCGAGATTCGCAGCGTCAACAGATCATGAGCGAAATCAGCGTTTACACCGCATCAGCCGTTAAACCTGATGACGTTATTGTTATTGTTGGCGTGGAATATCCCGTTTTAACCGTGGCTAATCAAGCAGACTTAGACGGTGATATTCTCTTTTACGAGGTGCGTCTATGAGTCGCCGCTTAAAAGGACTCAGAGAGGTTCAAGCGGCATTCGATGCTAAGTTGAAGGAAATACAAGGTTACACATCCGAAGCCCTCACAGACGTAGCGTTTGACCTTCTAGGGAAATCCGTTCTTCTCGCTCCCGTTGATACGGGTGATTTGAGGGGAAGTGGATTCGTAGAGATCGACGGTAAAGAAGTAGCTCACGGCGTACCGCGCAAAGGCAATAAAGAGGGCAAGGTTGCTATAACTGGCAACGCACCAAATAAAACGGATATGACCGCTACTATAGGTTTCGCTGCTCCCTACGCTGTACGTCAACATGAGGAACTAGAGTATAGGCATCCACAAGGTGGACAGGCCAAATACTTGGAGCAGCCGTTCAAGGAAAACGCGGACAAGTATATAAAACATCTAGCCGCAAGCGTTAAAAAGGCGGTGGACTAATGTCCCTTATCAACGATATGAAATTACTCCTAACGGGCATTGAATCAACTATCTTTGTTGGTGAAATGGGCGATACTCCCGATAATTGCTTATGTGTGTATGCAACGGGTGGTTTCCCCCCTTCTCACTCATTTGATAGCAAATACGAGCAGCCGACATTCCAAGTTCGTATCCGTAACAAAGTAGCCGCAACAGCCTATGACAAGGCTGACGCGGTTAAAGCTGCTTTAGACGGATTAACCGAGCAGACTATTAATTCGGTGAGGTACATTAGCATCTTTCAAATGGGGGATGTTATGCCGCTCGGTAAGGATGCTAAAAACCGTACCGAGTTAACCGTCAACTTTGAAACTAAATTACAGCGATAGGGGAGAGGGTAAAAGATGGCTATTGCAGGAAAAGGCGGCAAGGTAAAAATCGGAGCTGTAACCGTTGCAGAGGTTACAAATTGGTCTATCGACATTGAGGCAGATATGCTCGAAACAACCAACTTCGATACTTCCGGCTGGAAAACGTATATCGCGGGCTTGAAGGGTTGGAGCGGTTCTTTCGAGGCTGAATGGAAAGTTTCGACGGACACAACCGGACAAAAAGCGTTGCAAGATGCGCTTCTCGGTGGCACTACAGTTTCTCTCGTGCTTGATGTAAACGGCACGAACAACTATGCTGGATCGGCTTTCATTTCCACGGAAAGCGTCAGCACTCCGGTAGATGACGTTATCACTGTGTCGTTCGACTACCAAGGCACAGCGGCACTAACTTACACCTAAAAACTAGGGGGCTTATGCTCCCTTTTTTCGTTTATAACACTTATTAAGGGGGCTTGTCATAATGGCAATCAGCGGCGCAATAGGGGCAATATACAAGGCTTCCGGTACGTCTACAACGTTCACCAATGCGGCTATGACAAACACAGGCGACAACAAGCGATATAAAATCACAGACGCGACTAAAGCCTATTGGGATACATCGGCGGCGGTAACGGTTAAGGTGGATGGTTCGACGGTCACTAGCGGATTTACGATTGAGTATGCTGGGGGGAACGTTGTTTTTACCGCTTCCCAAGGCGCATCCGTTGTAACCGTAACGGGCAAAAGTTTTCCTGTAACGGCTATCGGCGGCGGCTATAATTGGACGGTTGACGTTGAATCCGACCTCGTGGAGTGCACGAACTTCAATAGTAACGGCTATAAAGAATACACTCCATCGTATAACGGCTTTAGCGGCTCTTTTGAATCATACTGGCAAGGTGGGACAGACGTTAGGTTTTCTGATTTGGCTAACGAGCTTCTTGTCATCGTGCTTTATACGGACAACACAGCGAACAAAAACCGCTATGAAGGGTATGCAATCATTAATACGAATAGCGTAGACGTGCCGAACGATGACTTGGTACATGATAACTGTGATTTCCAAGGAACAGGACAACTATATTATAGGGTGGGGTAACTCATGAGAACTAAAACGGTAACGATCAACGGGAAAAAAGTAACGGTTAAAGAGAGCCGTGTAAGTGAAATCAAGAACGATATTTTGCCGAAAGTGTTTAGTACATTGGAAGGGCTAGACATTAAGGGATCGCTACAGGATAAGCAAGTAACCGACCTTATCCCGCTGTTTGCGGAAAAGGTGTCCGAGTTCTTCCCTGAAGTATCGGCAGAAGACATAGAGGAAGCTTACCCTTCCGAAATCGAGGAACTAGTCAAAGCGTTCATCGAGGTTAACTTTTCGGGGTTAAAAAAAATTTTAATTCCTGCTTTATCTTTGCTCCGAACTGGTATCCCCAAGTTGCAATAAACCTATCTATTGCGTTTGGGTGGCAGCCTGAAACATGGCTTGATATGACTTTAACCGAAGTTGAATATGCCCTAGAACAAGCCGCAATCCACAGGGAAAACGAGGATTATGATAATTGGGCTAGGGCTGCATATATCGGCACTTTCATTCACAACAGCAACGCCGGAAAGGGTAGTAAAAAGATCAAGAAGGTGTCCGAGTTAATAGGTGAACACCCTTCAAAGGTTCGGGAAAAGAAGCAGAAACAAAACAAGATTGATTTGGACAATAAAGAAGCACTTAGAAAACTCGCCCTCGATAAAGGGCTAGACATTAACTTTTAGCTTTTTTAGGGGGTGAGTTAGGGGTGAAAGTTGGGGATTTATTAGTTAAGATCGGAGCGGACACTGGCGACTTAAAACGCGGTGTAAAACAGGCAAAGAGAGAGATTGCAAGCCTTCCCGATGAACACACGATAAACATAAATGTTAACAAACGCTCATTTAGAGATTTGCGCTATCTCAGGGAAATAGTGTTAGGCATCTCTATAGCGGCTCCATTAGCGGCAGCGGGGCTAGAGTCAGCGGCAGGAGCGGCGGCAGGATTAGCTTCCGCGCTCGGTACGGCTACGGCTGGAACAATCGGATTTGGCGCGGTAGCTGTTGCGGTTCTAAATGATGTGTTTGACGCTCAGAAACAGATTGAGAAGGCGCAACAAGACTACGCTAAGGCGTTAACCGCTGACGA